GCGCCTTGACTTAGCTGAAGAGCAAGTCAAGAACCTTCGCACTACTCTCAGTGACTTTGAAGAGGTCACCGGAACTGATGATTGGATGATGGATAGCACCGAGAACTGGTGCAAGAAACAAGCCATCTACAATGCCCTCATGGAGTCTGTTTCCATTGCTAATGGAGACAGCAAGACAAAGAGTGAGGATGCTATTCCTAGTATCCTCAGCGAGGCTCTCGGCGTCTCCTTTGACGCTAATGTGGGTCACGATTACATTGAGAATGCAGACGATCGCTTTGCGTTCTATCACAAGACGGAAGATAAGATTCCGTTTGACATTGAGATGCTTAATAAGATCACCCAAGGTGGTCTGCCCAACAAGACTCTCAACATCGCACTAGCAGGCACTGGTGTGGGTAAGTCCCTCTTTATGTGTCACGTTGCTGCCTCCACTTTGATGCAAGGCAAGAATGTCCTATACATCACTTGTGAGATGGCAGAAGAGAAGATCGCTGAGCGTATTGACGCCAACCTTCTCAACGTCAACATCCAGGACTTGAAAGAGCTTCCTAAGACTATGTTTGACAACAAGATTGCCAAGCTAGCTAATAAGACACAGGGATCTCTAGTTATCAAAGAGTATCCTACTGCTTCTGCTCACTCAGGTCACTTCAAGGCACTCCTAAATGAGCTCAAGCTAAAGAAGAACTTCACCCCAGATATGATCTTTATTGACTATCTAAACATCTGTGCCTCTAGCCGAATCCGTGCCGGTTCTAATGCTAACTCCTACACACTAGTTAAGAGTATTGCAGAAGAGCTACGTGGTCTAGCTGTGGAATTCAACGTGCCTATCGTGAGTGCCACACAGACCACCCGTAGTGGTTACGGAAACAGTGACGTTAACATCACTGATACTAGTGAATCTTTCGGTCTCCCTGCTACCGCTGACCTCATGGTTGCCCTCATCTCTACAGAAGAGCTTGAGGGTCTAGGTCAAATCATGGTCAAGCAGCTAAAGAACCGTTACAATGACCTCAACTATCTCAAGAGATTTGTTGTAGGTATCGACCGTGCCAAGATGCGTCTGTATGACTGTGAGCAGTCTGCGCAGGATGACATCATGGATGCCGGTGAAGAGTATGAGAGCGAAGACAGAGCGGAGAACATCCGCAAAGAGAAGTTTGCTAAGTTGAATTTTGGCTGATGGACTATCCCCTCGTAGTAAGTGATGTATTGCCTGCACGCCTCTACATGACATTGCAGGAGGATTTGAGGTGGTGGGAGTGTAAGAATCATTCCCGTGACACCGATCCGTTATTCTGGGGGAGAGAACAGGCAAATGAATTGATATTCTATGAGGCTCAAACCTACGTAAAGTTCAAAATCAAGAAGCACCTCCAATTAGATTTGATTGGTGAGAAAGTGCATTTGAATGCAGCAACACCGGGACAGAAGGGTAGTGTATTTCATAAGGATTCTTATGAGGAAGATAGACTAACCTTTGTTCTATATACCGCAATGTCTTGGAATACCCAATGGGGTGGGGAGACTGTCATAAGTACCCCTAATGGATATAAGTATGTTCCATATATTCCAAATACTGGCTGCCTGTTCCCATCTCACTGGGATCACTACGGCGCCTCCCCTAATGCAAACTGCGATGATGTTAGAACATCTGTCGCCTTCACCTTCAAGGTGTGTTATAATTAACCTATCCCAAGAACAAACTATGAGCAACGTTGATTTTTCCCGCTACCTACAGTTCGTAGATGGCGTAACCAGTACCCCCTCCAAGGAGACTGAGGCATTTGTTTACCGTGTCCAGGAACTAAAGGGTGAGGGCTGTGACATCCAACGCCTCCTAACTGCCTCTGTCGGCGTCTGTGCTGAGGGTGGTGAGTTCATGGAGATCGTCAAGAAGATGGCTTTCCAAGGCAAACCTTACAACGAAGATAACGTCTATCACATGAAGCGTGAGCTTGGTGATATTATGTGGTACATGGCTCAAGCCTGTATTGCACTTGATGTGACATTTGAAGAACTGGTTGAAATGAATGTAGAGAAGCTAGAAGCACGCTATCCTGGTGGTAGCTTCGATGTTCACTACTCGGAGAACCGTCAAGAAGGAGACCTATGAGGTTTGATCTTGACATTGAGGACTTTACCATAGTTCTCAATGCTCTCCACTACTATAAAAAAGTAGAGAAGAGAGGAAACTTTCAGCAATATGATGCTGATCGTATCAACCAGCTGAGAGATAAGCTCTCAGCACAAATGTTTAACCAGGAGGATGAATGAAAAAATATCTGCCAATGCTGATCCTGCCTTTACTTGTGGCATGTGGATCTGCTAAAATGGACGCATCTTCACCAGAAGTTCTAGCTGAAGCAGCTGCCTCTTGCAGCTCCGCAACTGGAGTAACTGGTGAAGCCATGCACGTTCCTGAAGTTGGTCTCACCATTATTCTAGGTGAAGACACATACGGCGAATGTGAATGGACTGATCCAAAACAAGTAACTGTTGTACAACACGATTTTTAAGGAGAAACAAAATGGAAAAGGAAGTATATGAAACCAACATGGAGCGTGCTGAGCGCCTCAATGGTCTCCTAGCTATGCTAGGTGTTGTCGCCGCTCTAGGCGCATATGCCGTAACCGGTCAAATCATCCCTGGTCTATGGTGATGGATAAGCCTATCAGTCTTGAGGAGTACCAAGAAGTCGCTCAAGAGTTCATGCCTAAGTACAACTTTGTACTCTCTCAGCTACCTGAGGGCGCAAAAACTGAAGATGTATTGAAAATCATGGAAACAATGGCTGGTCTTGCTCATAAGAAGCGCAGCGAAGATAAGAAATCCGGTATGGGTTTCAACAAAGAGGGCTAAATCCTCTAGGGCTTATGCCCTTCTGGGTACGTAGCATAATGGATAATGCAATTGCCTTCTAAGCAATCGATTGTAGGTTCGAGTCCTACCGTACCTGTTTTATAAATAGATTAGAATAAATCATTCTAAGCATGGGTAAGCCATATAAACTAATGACTGAAGCCGAGAAGGCTAAGTTCAATTCATACTGTATAGAGCGCTGGAAAAAGCGTAAGATTGAAGCTATAGAGTACAAGGGTGGTAAGTGTCAGGTCTGTGGCTATGACAAATACTATGGTGCACTTGAGTTCCACCATAGAGACCCAACCGAAAAGGAATATGACTGGAACAAGATGAGGTTGATGGGCAAAGAAAAGCTGTTGGCAGAGCTTGATAAATGTGATATACTATGTGCAAATTGCCATCGCGAGGCACACGCCGAATGATTGTAGAAGCATTTTATCAAAACGTTCTTCCCTCACATATCATTGGTCCTATCCAGGAGCAAGCTAAAGAATTTCGTCGCTACGAGCGCATTAAGCAGAACTACTTGGGTGAAGCTTATAGGACTGTGGATGTTCAGCGTGTGCCCACAGGACATCCTATTGAGGAGCACATTGTCAAGACGATGGTATATTTTAATAACGAGTTCTTTCAGTATGATCTTAGTGGTACCTTTGAAGTTCAGTTAATGCGTTACCGTCCTAGTGATGGCTTCAAATGGCACAGTGACTATGGTTTGTCTGAGCACCCAGAGCTAGATCGTAAGCTCAGCTTTAGCCTACAGCTCAGCTATCCCTGGGATTATAGTGGTGCCGAGATTGACATCATGGATTGGTATCATCAGGACCATGTTGTGAGTAAGGAGTGTGGCGCATTTGTTGTGTTTGATTCTCGTGTTCCACATCGTGTTAGACCCTTGCGTGAAGGCGAAAGAACTGCTATCGTGGCTTGGGCTCATGGTCCAAAACTACGATAAATAATCCTATAGGAAAGATTAATATTATGCTATCGACAAAACTCAGACTCCGCCTAGAGGCTATTGCGGGGAAGATCGCACGCGGTGAAAAAGTTACTTTGGAGGACATGATTTGGGCTGATAAGCTGGCTAAAGCAAACAGAAGTGCGGGAGAGATTTTACGTAGAGCGCGAAGAGAGGCTTTATATGAGGGAAAGATGCCGAAGGGGGGGATGGATGATTTTCTAAATACTATGGATCTTGGTGACCCCGACCCCTCCAACCACAGAACTGAGTTTGGTGGAGTGGATGATATTGCACGGTGGTTCAAACAAGACAAAACTGATGACTGGAGACAGCGAGACTGATGGCAGTTCTAAGTTCTACATCCCCCGGACAGCTAGGTAAGTATGTGCTTCCAACTGTAGAGAAGCTCAATCTTGCCATGCAGAAAGGAACCTCTCTGTCCAGAGGAAGTAGTAAGTCTTACCGCATCAAAAACAATCCAGCTAACGTCAGTGCTATTAATGAGTTTTCTAGTATTGGTAGCACAGCTAGTAAGCAAAAGCAGGCTCTTTCTATTCAGCTAGAGACTACGGATACGAAGGTAAAGACTATTACCATTGGTAGTATTGACAAACCAAATATCAAATACAACCTTGGAGATATGGCTGAGGGTGTGGTTGGCGCTGCTATCTGTGCTCGTTTCATTTATAAGAACCGAGATATAAATCCATCGAATGTCTATGGTGTTCTTTACAGTCTACCTACACCCACAAACTATCCAGGAAAGAAGGGAAAGTATACTGAGAAGACCTATAAATCTCTCAACGCCAATAAAAAAGTCAGTGATGACGTGCTTTTTTATGTATCATTGGCAGAAGTTAATATGAATGCTTTGTTGGATCCTTCTAATAAACAGCTACTACTTCCTTATGTTCAGTCTGCTGTGCGCTATGCTAACAGCACTAATGTGAAGAAGTGGTCAAAACTTCTCTACGAAAACAATCGCTACGATAAGATTGATGTGATCTCTGATGGACTTGGTGGTCAAACAACCACGAAGGTGGACGTTTATGTGAAGGTTGATGATAAGCCCATTGACATCAAAGTCTCTCTAAAGGCTGGTGATGTTAAGCAGTTTGGTCAGGTTTCTGGTGTTGAGTTTTCTAAGCAGGAGAAGCTATGGGAGACCAGCTTTGGCTTTGGTAATAGCATTTCCCCACTCCAAAGTAAGTATGAGGAAGCTATTACTAAGAATGAGATCCCCAGTGCCGTTACCATGGTTTACGAGAAGGTGAAGAGTGAGTTCAATAAGGACATGAAAACCACCAAGCGCACTGAAATAATTCGTAAGCTAGCCGACTCCATTAAGTTCTTTGCTACACTTAATGAAGATAATGTGGTATTATTGCAGGTGGCTAACGATGCTGCTAAACTGTATACGTTCGACCAGATTTATGACGGTCTTAAGGATATGGAGCTAGTGGCGAGCATTACCAA